CATCGCCGGCTGTACTAGTTCGGGTTGAAAGACCACGAATTGCTACTAGTACTTCCGGATCACCAGAACCTGCTGCTGCTGGTTGTACCCAGCCAGCACTTGTTGCATAAACTGATCTCTGCTGTTCTGCTGTCAACCATTTTGGTTTTGCTTCATCTGTGTCTGAACTGCCCCATGATGCCATTTGTTATTCCTCCTCTTCTTCTAATAATAGTTCTTCTTGTATTGGTTCTTCGTGTACAGGTTCTGCACCTATACCATCAATTCGTACAACACAACCATCATCATTTATTGTAAAATCAACTTCTTGATTATTTTGAATACTTCCACATACACATTCAACATTAAAGTCATAAACTTTTTCTGGTGTTACAATTTTTCCTGTTGGTTTATGAAATGCTTTTACTATACCTTGCATAATATCTCTCCTTAGTCAAACAGAGGGGCCGAAGCCCCTCCATAATTTACTTTCTAGTAAAGATAGCGTAGATGACACCAACTGATGCAAGACCAACTAGTCCCTGTGCGCCAAGAGCTCCAACGATTGCTGTGATGTTACCAATAACATCTCCACCAATAAACGGAACTGCCTTACCAAAAATGATTTGCATGACAATAGCCAATGCCAATAAAGATACACCAGCTTCAGTCAACTTCTTGATCCATCCTACGATTTGATCCCACATAATTTTCCTCCTAAACAGTTTAAAAAAACTTCATAATAATACTACTACTTCACCTACTTTTCATCATTCTTGTTGTTAGCGATATTCAAAGACAACCAGTTTAAGATAGGCCAGATTTTTCCAATTATAGGAATATTCTCAGCATACTTATCCTTAAGTGTCATTGTAATACCATTCGCAATAACAATAACTGTAGTTACGATCCCCCACCAAGATTGGGTCGATGCCCAATCTAAAATCATTGCTTCCATTTCGTTTCTCCTATATAGAATAAATTAATCACTTAGAATTAATGATATAACCAACCAGCAACTGCCCAGCCCATCAAAAACCAAACTCCGTGTACCATCCAAGGTGCCATGTTACTTCTCCTATTTAAAAAACTATTTGTGAGTAATTTTATATACCAGAGTCTTTCCATGAGCCACAAGTATAGTCCGGGTCACACTTGAACTTATACTCATTACACCATGTCTGATCTCTCCAATGAGAACAAGAGTGGTTACACCCCTTCTCATCTTCACTAAGTCGATATTTAGGGACCGTCATTGTAACATCAGCCGTCCTGACAATCTCAGGATCATTTGGGCTATAAAAAATCTGCGTTGCAGGAGTTTCTTGACCCTCATCCCCATTCATCATTCCATCCTCATTTAGTTCTTTTTTAAATTTAGAATATGTTTTCATATCATCCTCTTATGATTGTTTCTTTTGTAATATACTAAAAACTTTTTTTGCGAGTTTACTACTTTTTGTTAGTAATCCTTTACTAAATTTATTAAATTCATCTTTCTGCACAAATGAACGCATCTTAGAACCAGACATTCCAGAAACACCAGAAGCATCTGGGTCCCGTTCACCTGCTGAAACAACAGAAAACTTTTTAATATTACTTAGATTCTTTTTAATATGACTATCCATATTTTTCTTAAACTCTTTCACTCTGTCACTACCAACAACAAATGTTACATTAGATACTTTCTTATCATCTAATTTTCCCAATGCGTGAAAAGGACTCGTAACCGATTTATCAGTATCAACGATACTTCCATATACATCTTTCAAGATTTTTACTTTCATCTTAAAAGGTACTGGATTCTTATCATCATCCTCTGTCTTGGATGGATAGATAATTGGTTTAGCTCCAGTTGACTTAGCAACTGATAATACTTTATCAATCAATTTGCCGTGGCCAATCGTTGGTGGATTCATTCTACCAAAGGTAAATACTACGGAATCACCAACAGCCTCTGAAAAAAATTCTTTGAAACTAAATAACTTCATTCTGCTTTCTTCTTAGTTGCCTTAATAAACAAATCTCTTTTAAACATCGGATTTGTATCTTCAAATGCATCAGCAAATTTCTCTGCAATACTTTTTTTAATAGTTGTACTGATTTCCAAACCAGCAATCACATCAGCTATCAACTGAAAATGTTGTCTAGCCATCTTTGCTTCTGTAAAATATTTAAAGTTCTGCATCTTTCTTCTCCATATCGTAACAGTATTCTAAAGCTCGTTTGCCTCTATATCGTTTACCTTCATGGAAACTTTTCTTTACCTGTCTGGCCATAACTTTATTATTTGGACACTTACATTGCCATCTAACCTTTGAATCACAAACTGCACAAAACCTTGACTTCACTTTTATTTTTACTACTTTCTTTTCAATAATAATCATTCCCTTTTAATATTTCCTCCCACTCATCCTTCTTATATTTATAATCTTTTTTATCTTCTTTATTCGGTTTCAAATCACCATATTCATATGCTATATAATTATTAAACAAACCCGTCAATGCGTTACGCCAAGACATTAAAACTTCTTTAACCATATTTGATGTACTCTCTACGATAGTCATAATCTACTCCTTATTTACAATAGAACAAGAAGAACATGATGTCACAAGTGATGCTACAATATGTATTCTATCTACTTCACTTCCATTAAACTGACTATGATAATATTCTGTATCTGCAAACCAAGCTTCACCAGTTTTCATATGAAGTACTTCATCCTCTACTATCATCATAGCTCCAAAACTAGTAACTATTGGAACATGAAGTCTTGGTTCTGGATCACGATGCCAAGATAATGATGCTCTTGATTTTGATAACATCAAACGAACACGACCCAATACTCCTTTATATTCTTTTTTACAATAATTATTTATCTCATCATAAACTTCTTTAAAGTAGGTGTGATTAAATTCAGATATAAATTCTGAATATTCACCCTCATCTAAATCTTGTTGACGGTTTTCTTCCTTACCATCGACAAACACATGATACACACCACCATTTCCTTCATAGTAACAATCTGGTGCTTTCTGTCCTTTTTTTCTTGTCAAACAAATCTGTTGATATTTCTTATCAACATTTATTAATTGTTGAGGCCATGGTGCAATTTCTAATACTTGGTCTAATGCTCTTTCTAATTTATTTGGATCAAATACAAACGGTAATTTTTGAAAATAACGGTAAACTTTATGTTCCATTAAATCACCTCTTTATACATTAACTCCAATTTTTTGCAATAGTAAAGTTGGCATGAGAAAATTCTAATCTATCAACCAACTTGACAGCTTTTCCACTCTTAGCATTAATAGCAACAAACCCTTCTGGAGCTGTTACTTTAAATCCATCACCCGTCTTGAGAAATGTTCCAATACCTTGTATCTTATTCAACTGACTAACAACAATCAACTTTGCTTCTTTAATTGCTAAGTAAGTTGCAAAGGCAAAATATATTTCGTTCTTATAGTTCTTTAATTCCTTGCTAGAATCTTTGAGTATCTTTTTGTATTTTGCTTTACCTTTGTCTGTTTTCTTATCAGCAATCTCTTTTGTCATACGATCAATATAATATTTATCAAACTCCTTAACGAGTTTGTCTACACCTGACAACTTAGTACCTGCACGAATCTTAGAGTTAAAAAAGATTTTCAGTTGACCACCTAGACTTAGTATGGTCTGTTCTCTTTTGAGTACATCAAAAAATCTTCCTGTCTTTTTTATAGCTCCTTTAATCATATTTATTTTAGCAGTAAGACTCTTGGTATCTGCTTTTGTCAAACCAGCAACACTACTAACATTCTTAACACCAGCATCTTCCGACCAAACACTTTTGGTTGTTGTAAACTTACTAGAGTCTACACCAAAAGACGCACTCAAATCTGCAATAGTTTTTCCACTATATGATGTATGCCAGACAACTCCTATACTTGCTTTACGAATTGTACTAGCTAATTTACTATCAGCCGGAACTGCATAAGTTATTGTGTTGGGTGTAAAGACTATACTTTTAACACCATCAACTACTTCTTCTGCAAGATCCTCTTTAGTAAACATAATGTCACCTTGGAATATACCTTTCATTCCAAGTTTAGGAAGATGTTTGAGTGCAAGTTTTAATTTATCTGCCGGACCCCCGGAACCATGATTGGTTCTTATATCCTCATTGGTATAATTAATTTTAGGGACCTTATTAAATAACGATTTTGTTGCAACAAAAAACTTCCCATTCTCTGGATTTATACCAGCAAAAACTGCTGGAGCTCCATCCCATTTTACTGTAACATTCGTTGAACCTTTACCAACTCCGTTCAACATATCTTTTAATGAGTTCAAGAATCTAACTGCTGTCTTAGCACCAGTTAAACCATTATTAATTATCTCATCTTCAAGATGTTCTAAGTGTGTGTTTTTATCTTCATTTAATAACTGTGCGAATGATATCATAGATTATCCAAACTCTCTATTTTACATAAGGGACATTCTTCAAACGCAACAGAACGAAAAGGACAAATCCTCTCATGGTCTATCTCACCATATCCACCCATCGAATGAAGTGCTGTACTGTGTTTCTCTTTTTTGTTCAGTTTATCGGCTGAATCTTTAAACAATTCTATAAGTTTATTATCTTTCATATCTACTATTTATATAAAATTCTCTCATATATTTATAATATTTATACATTTGGCTATATTTTCCAATCAGAAGTAGCCGTTTTAACATCTTTATGTTGCTTCAAAAATGGTGAATCTGGTGTTTTTTTTGTATCACCACCACCATTTGCCAGAACTGGTTGCTGTGATTGCGAAATACTCTCTAATCTCATACGATTCTTATTCATCCCCAACATAAATTTAGAATTAATTGTGGGGTCACTATATCTATTCTTCAGCTGCTTGAACATCAGCTGACCACCATTATCCTCTTTTGCCACAATAGCTAACATAAGGTCTGCCGTAGCAGGTAACCCAAATGACTCGGATATATTTGAAAGATCCGGATCCGAACTCATAAATCCTTCACGATTTAATTGGGAACTTGTGATGACAGGAACATTACACTCTACTGCGAATCCACGAATCTCCTCTGCTATGGATTTAATATAAACATAAGTGTTCATATTTGATGTCCATTTAACTCTATTGGATGCACATATATTTAGATAGTCTAATATAACAATCTGTGGTGTAAATCGCTTTTTAATCTTTAACTCTCTCAACAATCCACGAAAATTTCCAACATGAGCTCCTGATGTTGGATATTCTTTAATAACTAATCTACCAAAATTTCTTGTAGAGTTCATCATCTTTTCAATCTTTGCATTGAATGAATCTCTTGGAAGTAAACGAATTTGGTCTAAATCAATATCCAAAAGATTAGCATCAACTCTCTCAGCTATTCTCTCTTGTGCCATCTCCATTGTAATATATAAAACATCAAAGCCTTGTTTGATATATTGAGATGCCAGGTGTGTCTTGACTAATGTTTTACCAGAACCAGTTCCACCAAGAAATACTGTAAGAGTCTTTGGTGATATTCCTCCACCTGTAATCTTATCCAACATCTCAATACCAAATGGATATCTCTGTTCTCTCTTATGATAATAATCCCATCGTTCAGAAGCATCATCAATATAATTATGTCCCACACTTGTATCCAAAGATACTGCTAACGCATCAGTCAACATATCTGGTATTGCATCTTTTGGTTTCTTTGTATCTTTACCTTCTAAGATTGCAATTGAATCTACAATACCATTATAGACAGCTGCATCTTTTGCCCACTTTTCTGTTTCGTGTATAAGCCATTCAGTGTCATCACTCTTTTTCTTATATGCTTTCAGAATTTCTAAACAATTCTTAAACAAGTTCTCGTTCAAATCATCTCTTTCTGAAATAATATTTGCAAGAGATGAAACACTTGGTGCTTTGTTATATTCTTTTATATGGTTTTGTATTTCTCTAAATACTATTTTCTCTGGATGAGCTCTAAAATATTCTGGTTTTAAAAAGACACCTACTAAACTTGCATACTGTGAATCATATATTAAGTTCTCAAGTATTAATTGTTCTATTCTCATGCATCCTTTCCTTTGTGTAATATTACTCTCGGATCGTTTAAGATTAATAAATTTTTAAGTATCTTACCAATTTCAACATTAAACTGATCTTTATTGTTCTCATTAACCACACGATTTAAATGTTCCTTATCTTCATCATCATATCCCAACCACTTATAATTTCCACCAATGATTTCATATCCATAAGATATATCAAATGAGCCAGGAGTATTATGATGGTCTAATTCTACATTCTTAAAATAAAACTCTACACCTTTAAACTTACCGTCTGTCAACAAGAACCTATACAAAGGACTTGAATTATAATTAACTGCTGTCTTATCTGTTTTCATCATAACCCTCCATAATCCAATTTGATAATAAAAACTTATTGGCCATGGTACTTTGTATCTTGCCTAAAGAAATAATACCAACTATACCATCCAGTATCAACAAAAAACAATAAATCATATATTTCAATCTTCCATACTTCAAACCTTTATGTATAGTATAAGAAAAAACTGGTTCGTCTGGATCATCTTCTAGTGTATCAGCTATCTTCATATCTTCAATTGATTGTTGTACTTGCTCAAGGTCACTATCCAAATGATCTGTGTATATTACTTTGCCCGTTTTAAAATCAATTTTCATCCAATACCTTCCTTATCAATTTACGCTTTTCATCTACGTTAACTTCTAAAAATGGTTTGTAATTATAACATAAAGTTTTTTGATCTCTCCATATGGGGTCTATCAATTTCTTATCTAATGCTTTTGTAAAATCTAAACAGATATCTAAAACTGTAAAAGTTTCTAATGATATATCCTCTCCCAACAGAAGCTTTAATATTGGAGGATGATTAATTCCTTCAGACTCAAACAACTCGTTAAACTTCAGGTCATACTCCTTCATATATTCAACAACTACTTTCATATTGCGTTGAAGATGAAGTGAAAAGCTTTCCATCTTATTCTTGTAATCAATAAAGTAATCATCCAAAAACTCTGTTGGATACATCTTACCGATTGTTATTTGAGACAAGTAATAATATATCAAATCTAACTCAACAACATATTTCTTTCCCAATGATGTAAAGAAACCACGTTGCCAAGAGAAACCAGTTTGATGTTCAAACTTGGCAAAGTACTTTTCCATTGATGCAATAGTTCCCCAAGATGCATTTCCATAATACTTGAAGTAATCATATGAACCAGTAAAATGTAAATACATAGCCTGATACGTTTTCCATGCTTTGAAAGTCCTATTTGTTTCTGCTACTTTCTCTCTTGGAAACGTAATCATTCGGCCGACCCATATGAGAATTCTTTCTTAGCTGCCACCTCAAGTTTCTCCATAACATCTTTGGTAAAATATTTCTCAGGATCATTCACAATAGTTTTCTCAAATGCTTTACCAGATGGTGTTTCAAGTCTGGTTGATACCTTCTTGAATATATCATACTTCTCAGCAAGGTCAACCAAACCATAATACTTATCAAGTCCCGTCTTGTAATCCAATTTGGTTTCTGTGATAGATTCTTCTTTGGTCATTCTTCCTTTAACCAATTTCATCTTGACAATGTTCCCCAAAACAGCAGTCCCATCTTTAACTTTTCGTTTACCAAGAGTTACAATAACAGAAGCTGCATACTTAATGCCACCACCACCAGAAATTTCTTTCGTTGGAAACATACTCCCCACTTTATCATAGGTATGGTTTGTAATGATTAATGGCATATTGGCCTTTGCAAGTTTCAATGCAAGAGTTCTGAATGCTGAACGAACAGCTGGAGCCCGTGTCATGTCTCTTTTATCAGAACCGCTTGCAGAATCTTCCATCTCTTTTCGTGTTGATAAATTACCAAGTGAATCAAGAAACATCATAACATTATAATCTGTTTGTGTGTTATCAATTATCTTAATTGCTTGTGTCTTAAATTCTTCTACTGTTGCAACTGGAAATACAATAAACCTATCAGGATCTATACCTCTCTCTTTAATCATTTCAGATGTCAATGCACCTTCAGATTCAAAATAAACAATCACGTTCTTCTTATCTTGTTCCAGATAGTTCTTAGCTATACTCAACGCAAAGAATGTTTTACCAACTGCCTCAGAGCCTGCTAAACAGGTGATCTTGTTAGACGGCACACCTCCATATAACGAACCAGACAATAGTGCATTTAGACTATACGATCCAGTATCGACAAAAGTAGAGCAATCACCAACAATACCAGCGGATACAACGCTTGCAAAATCATTTTCAGCCACCTTTATTAAATGTTTAACAATATCTTTTGTTGCCATAATATATCTCCTGTTTATTTTTTCAACAACTGCCATACAACTACGAACAAAACAACACCCAAGACTCCTACAGTCAAAGGATAATTATTTATTACATTTCCAATTACTTCATACCAACGTGGGTCATTAACAACTTCTATTGGTATTTCTACAAGTTCTACATTACCAAATTCTTCAGGAGTATCAACTACTGGTGGCAACTCTACAACAGTTTCTAATGATGGCAATTCTACTGACGGTAATTCTTCTGGTGGCAACTCTACAGTTTTTACTTCCACAACATCTCCATTTTCATCATATGTTTCCCAATCTTGTGTTTGATTATTCCAACGCTCAGACATAATTTACTCCTTTCTTATCTATTCTTAATTATATATCTATTATACGATATA